GGTACGCCGAGTGACATTTGGCGATCCTAATATGCGGATTAAGAAAGACCAACCTGGACGCAGAAGTAATTTTAGAGCTAGGCATAACTGCGCAACACCTGGGCCAAAGACTAAGGCTAGGTATTGGAGCTGTAAAGCCTGGTGATGTTTCACGTGGATCGTTAGCGAGAGTTAATAGGTCTACAATCTATCGTGGTGAGAGCCAACATGAATAAAATCAAAGACTTAGCGTTATGAAAGTAGACGCTATAAAAGAGATTGAAGTCGAACAGTTAATACCGTATTCCAATAACGCCAGAACACACTCTGATGATCAGGTTGCGCAAATAGCGGCAAGCATTAAAGAGTTTGGTTTTACTAATCCAGTGTTAGTCGATGGGGATAACGGAATCATTGCTGGTCATGGTCGAGTACAAGCGGCGCGTAAGTTGCAGCTTAAAAGCGTGCCGACTATTGATCTAAGTTATCTCACGCCAGTACAGCGTAAAGCGTACATCTTGGCTGACAACAAACTAAGCCTGAACGCTGGTTGGGACGTTGAGCTATTACAGGGTGAGTTGGCTGGCTTAGACGCGCTAGAATTTGACCTGTCGTTGACGGGCTTTAGTGATAGCGAGCTGGCAGGGTTTTTAGATACAAACGAAGGGCTAACCGATCCCGATGATGTGCCTGACGTTCCGGATGAGCCGACCGCTTGTTTAGGTGATGTGTGGATATTAGGGCGACATCGTTTAGTTTGCGGCGACAGTACAGACGCGGATGTTGTGGCTAAATGCTTAAACGGCGTAGAACCGCATTTAATGGTCACCGATCCTCCGTATGGCGTTGAGTATGATGCTAGCTGGAGAAACAAACATTTAACAAAATCAGATCGAGCTATTGGCGAAGTAGCAAACGACAATCAAGCTGACTGGTCGGAAGCCTGGGCGCTGTTCCCTGGGGACGTGGCGTATGTGTGGCACGCTGGAAATAAAGCGCATATTGTCGCTGATAGCTTAATCGATAACGGCTTTAACATACGCGCACAAATTATATGGGCTAAAAACAATATGGTGATTGGGCGTGGTGATTACCATCCCAAACATGAACCTTGCTGGTACGCGGTAAAAGACAAAAAGACAGGTCATTACGTTGGAGGTCGCAAGCAAACAACGATCTGGGATATTAGCAAGCCAATGAAAAGCGAAACAGGACACAGCACGCAAAAGCCTGTTGAGTGCATGAAACGTCCTATTGAAAACAACTCATCGCCTGGTCAGGCAGTATATGAGCCGTTTAGCGGTAGCGGCACAACAATCATAGCCGCTGAGATGACAGGACGTGTTGCACACGCTATTGAGCTAAACCCTGCTTACGTCGATGTGGCGGTCAAGCGCTGGGAAGATTTTACAGGCGAGGTGGCACAGCGTGGTTAATAAAGTATTTGATCCAACCGATGAACAACGTAAAAGCGTTGAAGCGATGGCTGGCTACGGCATCCCTGTTGAGGACATGGCTAAAATGGTCATTAACCCTAATACAGGCGAAGCGGTATGTAAGGCCACGATGTATAACAAGTTTAAGAACGAGCTATCGGTCGGCATGACAAAAGCTAACGCAAAGATAGCCGAATCGCTGTACCGACAAGCTACCGGCGGCAACACAACAGCCGCTATATGGTGGTCTAAAGCTCGCATGGGCTGGAAAGAAACGCAAAAGCAAGAAGTGGACGGCGGCATTACGGTTAAATGGTTAGATGGCAATAGTTGAGATCCCTTACAGCCCTCGACCATTACAACGCGAAGCCCACAACAACCCAGCACGTTTTAAATTATTAGTTTGCCATCGACGCTTTGGCAAGACCGTATTTGCGGTGAATGAGCTGATTAAAGCTGCTTGTACCAGCACGAAAGAAAATCCAAGGTTTGCTTATATTGCTCCCTTATACCGCCAGGCTAAGAGTGTTGCCTGGGATATGGTTAAAACATTCTCTCGACCTATCCCTGGCATTAAGTACAACGAAGCCGAGTTAAGGGCTGATTTCCCAAACGGTTCACGCATTAGCTTATACGGTGGTGATTCGCCGGATACGTTGCGAGGCATTTATCTCGATGATTGCGTGATGGATGAATACGCGCAGATGAGTGAGCGGCTATGGCCAGAAGTAATTAGGCCAGCATTAGCCGATAGAAAAGGTGGCGCCATCTTTATTGGCACGCCAATGGGACACAATGCTTTTTATGACATGTACTCAGAGGTTAAAGATGATCCTGACTGGTACGTTAGATTGCATAAAGCCAGTGATACTGAATACGTTGAGCAGGAAGAATTAGACGCTGCTAAAAAAGCAATGTCCGAAGAACAATACCGACAAGAGTTTGAGTGTTCCTGGCAGGCGGCGGTAATGGGTTCTTATTACGGTCGATTGCTTGAGGAAGCAGAGACAGAAAGCCGTATAGGCAAAGTGGCTCACGATACCGCGTTAGAAGTTGAAACCTGGTGGGACTTAGGCATTGGCGACAGTACAGCTATTTGGTTTGCTCAACGTGTTGGGACTGAAGTACGGCTAATTGATTACTACGAGAACTCAGGCGAGCCGTTAAGCCACTACACGCAATTACTTGATGACAAGCGACAAGGCGGCTATCAGTATTCGCACCATGTATTTCCGCATGATGTTAAAGCCAGGTCGTTAGATACAGGTAAAACACGAGTCCAAACATTGCAGACGTTAGGCATAGAGCCGCACGTAATGGCGGCGGATAGAGTTGAGGATGGCATCGAGGCAGTACGCCGTATGCTCAAGAATTGCTGGTTTGATGAGTTGCGGTGTAAGCGCGGTTTAGATGCGTTACGCCAGTATCGAGCCGAGTACGACGACAAGAACAGGACATTCAGATTAAAACCGAAGCACGATTGGGCGTCTCACGCCGCTGATTCGTTTCGCTATGGTGCGATGTTTAAAGCACCGAATATTAGTTGGCAGCCGTTAGATTACGGCGAACAAGGAATAGTTTAATGGCTAAAGCACAACCAGTAACCGACGACCAAATAGCAGCGATATGTCGATCAGAGATGGACAACGCGGCAGGGCGTGATGGTGGTGATGTATCAAACGAACGTGCAGAAGCGCTAGATTACTATTACGGCGAGCCTTATGGAAACGAGGTCGAAGGTCGTTCTAGTGTTGTAACACGCGAAGTAATGGAAACGGTCGAATGGATGTTGCCGTCTCTAGTACGCATATTCACTGATGTGGATAACATGGTGCAGTTTGATCCGGTCAACGGCGACGACATTGAGCAGGCTAAGATTGAAACCGAAGTGGTCAATCACGTTTTCTGGAAACAGAATCGCGGCTTCTACAACACCTATACCATGCTTAAAGATGCCTTACTGTCTAAGACCGGCATATTAAAAATATATTGGGATGATACGCCGGAAGAAACAAAAGAAAGTTACACCGGCTTAGATGAAATTCAGTTTGGCCAATTAATGATGGATCCAAACGTCGAGCGGGAGCTGTTAGAGATTGAGGAGACTGCGCCTGGCGTGCTTGATTGTACCTTTAGGGAAACAATCTCAAAAGGCCGGATACGTATAGAGCCTGTACCGCCGGAAGAGTTTGGTATAGCGCGTTATGCTAGAAGCCCTTACGCTGAGGACACTAACTTCTGTTACCACAGAACGCAAAAATCATTTACTGAATTAGTGCAGATGGGTTATGACATTGACACCATCCGCAGTCTGCCGTTTGACGACGACGTATTAACGCCGGAAGAGTTAGCCAGGCGCAATGATACTGACGAGCAAATGCCGTTTGACTACTCAGAAACCGAGTCGATGCGGATGTATTGGATCAGTGAGTGCTACGTTGATGTGGATAGAGACGGCGATGGCATCGCAGAATTATTAAAAGTTTGTATGGCTGGTGGCAATTACAGTTCATCATCTAGCCAATTGTTGAGTATTGAACCAGTTGATTTTGTGCCGTTTGCTTGCGTTAGCCCTATCTTAATGCCGCACAAGTTTTTCGGTATGTCGATTGCAGACCTGACAATGGACTTGCAGTTAATCAAATCAACATTGACGCGCTCGATGCTTGATAACACCTATCTAGCAAACAACAGCCGAACGGCAGTTAATGATCAACATGTAAACCTTGATGACTTGCTAACCTCGCGTCCTGGGGGCGTGGTGCGGTTTAAAGGCGATGGCGGTGCAAGCAGTTACATCACGCCAATGCCACACAATAGTCTGCCTCCAGAAGCCTATAACATGGTTAATTACCTGGATGAAGTGCGCAAACAACGTACGGGAGTAGGCAATGAGGTGGCTGGCTTAGATAAGAACAGTTTAGCCAATGTAAATACTGGCGTTGCGGCCCTAGCGTATGACTCGGCACGCATGAAAATCGAACTGATTGCACGCATTGTTGCTGAAGTTGGGTTTAGGACAGTCTTTAAACTTATCCATAGGTTATTGATGACGCACCAGGATAAAGAAATGGTGGTCAATGTATCGGGCCAGTTTGGCGCGTTTAATCCTAGTGAATGGCGTGAGCG